GGTTCTGCAACAGGAACGCTCGGCTCTGCTCGGCCATTGCGGCAAGCTGCTGACGTTCCGCTTCGACTTGCTGCCTGACGGCGGCGGCTTCCTTGAACTTGGAATCGACGCCGCGATTGATCTCGCCCGTGATCTTTTCAAGCTTCTGGTACGTGTCTTCGTCAAGGCCGTCAGGCAACTCAACTTCGCTCGCCAGAATGCGGATTGCCCGTTTCTGTGCCGGCGTCGGCTCCTGCGTCTCGGCTGGCGTATCGCCTGGATCGGCCGGCTGTGCTTCCCGGTCGGCGCGGATCGACGCGGCCAGAATGTCGGTTACGTCCGGTGCCGGCGCTTCGGTAGGTTGCGGTGCGGGCTGTTCGTCGGCCATTACATGTCCATCCAGATTTCCAGCAGTTCGTGAACTTCCTGTTCCTCTTGCTCCGCAGCACGATTTCGCGCGTGAGTGTCGCGCAAACGAGACAGGCCGTCAAGAATGATGGTCTGCACTATCTGAGGCAATTCGGGACGGAAGGATTGTCGCTTCGTGGCGAGTTCGTTGCGGATACTTCGCTCGACGCGCCGTTTCAGTTCGCCGCTTTCCACCTCGGCATAGGTCTGCCGCATCGTCTCGTTGTCGGCGGCAGCATTTGCAATCTCGCGCTCGGCGATCTTCTCTGCCGCCTTGCGCGTCTTGGCAGGCAGGATTCCGAGCCGTTCACGCTCGCGCTGTACTTCCTCGGCGGACGGAGGCTCAGGCGGCTCCCACCGTTTTCGGCGGCCAAGCCATCCGCCGGAAGGTTGCTCTGTCGGAGTAACAACAGGCGCAGTACCGCCGACTACCGTCATCGCCAGCGCCTCGTCAGTCTCGGTCGCCAGTCCGACAAAGCGATTCTTCGGCGACCACGCAATCGCCTGCGATTCGTCAGTCTCAGACGTAAGGCCGATAGCCAGCGTCTTGAGCGCGGTGATCGCTAATGCGGTATCGGTTTCCGCGACCAGACCGATTGCAATGGTCTGGTTTGCTGCCGCAGTCGGCAGCCAGATCGACCGCCGCCCCGGATAGATGATCCGCGGGTGATCGGCCAGCGCGGGGGCGCTGACCGGCCCCATATCGTGACTGCTGACCCAGCTTTCTTCGTTGCCTGATGCCCCCCCGCGCCCGTGCAGCGGCCAGTAACCGACGAGCGACTGCGGACGCACCATCATCGGCGAATGCCCGGCCGCCAGCATGTCCACTTCGGCCTGCGTCAGCGCCACGTTCCAGACGCCGACTTCGGCAATCCGTCCGTCTACCTGCCCGGCGAGCGATGACCGCAGCAGCGCGCCGATGTTAAATCGGTTCGCGCTGTTGACGGCGGCGTTGCCGGTAAACGCATAAGACCCGGTCGAGTCTCCGTTCAAAAACGCCTTGTAATCCGTCGCCGACGTGAAGACGCCGACGCAGCTATGCCAGACGCCCGTCGCGCCTGTCGCGGTGGTCCGCCAGTCGCGGTTTACTGAAATGTCATCAACGCAAGCGGCGGCCAACTGGCCGCCATTGATAAAGAAAATCGACAGCCGCGTGGTGTCGGTGTTGTCGGTCAGGCCGACCAGGTGCCCGGCGCTGTTGTTGTCGACATTCGCCCAGCATGCGAACGTGAACGGATACGCCGTGACGGGCAGCGTGCTGCTGACCAGGTAGTCCGCACTGCCGTCGAAATCGCGCGCCACGCTGCGCGCTCCTTACGGTGTTTCGCGGACTTCGATGGCCGCGAGGTAGGCGTCGCCGGTCATGTTGTCGCTGCCGTTGTCGGCGTCGCGCTTCACGCGAAGGATGAACATCTCGCCGGCAGCAACCGAGTCCATGTCCGCCCCGTCGGTGAACGTGATTGCGGCATAGTCGAACTCGCCGGCGGCGCTCGCCGTCGTTGCGGTTACGGCGTTGAAATCGTAGGAGTGCGCCGTGGTGTTCACGTCCTCAGTGTCGTCAGGCACGGCGCGAAACGCGGCATTCCAGACGACGGCGTTGCTGGTCTGCGTGCTGGCCCACATCAACGTCAGCGTGATGCCTCCGCCACCATAGTGCCTCGGCATGATGCAGACGAAATCGACGTTCTCGTCGGTGCCGCTGTCGAAGGCGATCACCGGCACGCCCTCTGCTGGCGACGCAGCGCCTGCAAATAGAGCGTGCGGAGCGCCCGCCGTCGCGGTCGGGATCGCGTCCCGCGCGGTGAGGACGATCAGCGTGTTTCCTGCCGCCATCGTCAGCTACCTAGCTTGAGGCGGATCGCGGCGCGCAGATCGGCGACCGTGTGCGTCGGCAGGTCGTTGATCTGCCCGACTGCGGTCTTCAGCGCGGCGAGACTGGCGGCGTTGTCGATCGCGGTCAGCAGCGCGTTGACGCGATTGCTGTGCCGGTTGAACTCTTCCAGCACCATCAGCATGAAGGCGCGCAGGATGTCCTCCACGCGGTCGAGCTGCTGCACGGTCTGGTCGCGCAGGGCCTCCAGGAAGGCGGCGTCGACGGCGTCTTTCTCCGGCTGCGTCATCTCCTCGACGTGGTCGTCGACCCACTTGCGGTAACGCTGCGGGATCGCGGACCACAGGTCGTATTGCGAGCGGGTGATGACCATCCACGGCGCCGAGTCGTACGGCGGCAGTCCTTCGTTGACGGACGCCCGCATTTCGAGGGTGCTTGTGTTCAGGACATCAGCCATGTCTTGCTCCTACGGATACCGGACCGTTCCGGTGTCGATCACCGACGCCGGTTTCAGAACCTTGAATGCGCCGTCAGCGTCGTAGACGCGAAGCTCGGCGAACTGAGCCATTTCCATCACGCTGCGGGCCGAATCGACGGCGTTGCGCTTGCGGTTGTACCCGGTCGCGCTGGCAAACACGCAGCCGTTTCCGAAGTCGATCGACACGTACCAGAAGCCGTCTTTCTGCTTCCGCACGTCGAATCGAAGTCGCGTGATCTTGCGGCTCATTTATCCTCCAGCTTCGACGCCCACATGGCGAGCAGGTACGCCGCCAGCACGACGCCGAACAGAATCCAGAACCACCACCGCGTCACCAGGTACGAGCCGACGACGGCCGCGCCGATCAGCACGGTCGCCGCGAACATGCTTGCGGCCAGCGTGCCAAGAAGGATCGCCGCCCATACGGGCAGCTTTCGCCACCACGTCAGCAGCGTGTCGGTCATCAGCCGCCCTTCGGGCCGATTCCGATGGTGTCCGGATCACCGGCCGCACCGTCCGTCCCGGCAGGCGTCGCACCGGCTACGGTCTTGTCCCAATCCGGGTTCTCGGCGCTGTACTTCGCCTCGGCTTCTGCGCGCTGCTTCAGCGTCTGCGCTTCGATGCGCTGGCGCTGTGCCGAGATGACCGCGGCAGTCGCTGCCGGATCGGCGTGGTCGGCAAACGGCGCGAACACCGCGCGTTCCAGTGCGCCGACGCGGGTAATCAGGGCTGCGAGTTCCTGTTCGACGTTCATGTGGCCTCCTAGGATGCGCGGTAGAAACCGGCGGCATTGAGCTGCGCCGTGATGCTGCTGCCGTCAGGCGTAACCGCGAAATCGTGCTGCGTCAGCGGAACAATCGCCGTGTCATCGCCGCCGGTCGTGTCCGGGTCGTAGCAGATGATCACGTCCGTCCATGCGTCGCCCGCACCAACGCTCGTCCACGTCTGGTCAGCAAAGTCCAGATCCATGCGGTCGTTCGTGTCGTCCGGAGCCATCGCGGAGAGGTCGGCGTCAGTCAGCGTCTTGCGGGCGTAGTTCGTGTTTGTGACCTCGTTGGCGGCGGTCGCCAGCACGGCCGCGAGCGTGTCGCAGTCCTTCAGCGTGGCGTCGCTTGCGCCGGCCGCGTCGATCACGACGACGATCAGAGCCGAGTTCGCGCCGTCGTTCGACTGCACGCGGTTGTAAAACTCGGCAACGCGGCCTTTTGCGATGTTGAATACGAAGTCGGCCATCTACTTGCCTTTGCCCTTTCCCTTGCCGCTGCCTTTGTGCTTCTTTCCGCAACCCATGGCTGCCTCCTATTGCATCGTCTGCTGTACGTCTTCGACGGCTTCCAGCGCCCACCGGCCATCGCCGAGCTTTGTCGCCGTGCCGCGCTTCTGCCTCGGCTTGCTCGCCATCGCCATCGCCTGATCGGCAACGGCGGCCACTTGTTCAAGCCGCTGCATGATCGCGGCGTGCGCCTCGGCCATGCCGTTGTTCATCTGCCCGAACTGCTCGGCCTGCTGCTGCCGGAACTCCATCATCTCCTGCTGCGATTCCTGTCCGAGCTTCATTCGCTCGACGTTCAGTTCCTCGTACTTGAACTGAAGTTCCTCGCGCTTGTACGCCATCTCGTCCTGCTTGCCCTGCACGTTCAGATTGGCCGCCTGAAGCTCGGCCTGCTGCTGCTGCATCTGCTGGCCCATCTGCTGCATCTGCATCTGCATCTGCTGCATCTGTTGCTGCATTTGCAGGACTTCCGGCGGCGGTCCTTCGCCTCGCATGTGTGGCGGCAACGTCATCTTGATGCGTTCGGCCACCTTGTCGGCTTCCGGCCAATCCAGGTTGCGGGCCATGATGTCGATGATCATCGGCGCGATGTTCGGGTTCGCCCGAGTCAGTTCGACCATCTGGTTCGCGGCTTCCTCGCGGCGCGTCGTGAACGACGGCCCGACGACCACTGTCACGTCGTACTTGCCGACGCCCAGATCGAAGATACGCGCCCCCGGAGGCGGCTGCACTCCCGGAGGCACCGGCTGATACGCGCTCGGCTGCGTGTCGCCGGGTTTCGTCTGCGGCATGACGGGTTGCATCAGCGGGACGGGAACCATGCTGCCGTCCTCGGACAGCGTGCGGATCACGCGCTGCGAGTTGTAGACCTTCGGCACCAGATCAACGATCACGCGACCTGCGTGCTTCACGGCGCGCGACAGGTTGTCGAGGAAGTGGAACGTCGAAACGTCGCCTTCACGCTGACGGGCAAGAATCGCGCGGCCACTCGTCTCATTCGACTTCGCGCCGAGCGAAGCGTCGAACAGGCCCATGATCGCCTTCATGTCCTCGCTGGCGTTCATGGCTTCCTGCAAAGCGCCGGCAGCAGGGCCGCTGTCGATCGGCTGCCGCTGCGGCGGCTCGTCGCCGTCGTATTCGAGGTAGGGGTGGCTCTTCGTGTTCGCCGTTTCCCACCGTTTCTGATCCGAGTTGAACGATCCCTTGCGGCCGATGTACGGCACTTTCGGAGCTAGCGCCACGAGTTCCGTACTCGCCGAGCGCCAGAAATTCATCATGCGCTGCGCGTCCTTCGCGTCGCGGATCAACGACTTGAACACGCGCTCGCCCTCGATGTTCAGTTCCTCGCCGTATACCGGGATGATCGGGATGTACACGCCGGACCACGCATTCGTCTCCAGAACCTGCGACCCGGCGACGATGCGCTGCACCACCTTGTGAGAGCGTGTTTCGCGCTGCCCGACCACGGTCAGGCCGGCGGGGTCGAACAGGAACGCGCGTTCCTTCTCGTAGATTTCGGCGAGCAGGACGCGGCCATCGGACAGCTTCACGATCGGCCGGCGGGTTTCCTCTCGCGTCCACCACTCGGCGATGCGGATTTCGTCCTCGGTGACCCACTCGCTTTCGTCGTTGCTGGTCGAGTCCCAATCGGTCGCCTCGGCGTCCGGGTATCGAGCCTCGAAAGCGGCGCGCTTGATCCGCTCCGTGACGAACGCAACGTTCCAGTCCGACGAATCCGCTTCGGAACTGTGCGGATCGCCGTACACCGTGAACGGATTGGCGACTCGGTTGATCACCACGTCCAGATCGAACGAGTCGTCGGAGGCGTATTCCATGTCGATGCGGAAGTAGCCCCATCCCATCGTTACGGCGAAGTCCGATGCCGTGTCGTAGGCGACTTCTGCGTTGCTCGCCATCTGGATTTGGCGACCAAGCCCGTCGAACACGCTGGCGGTGGCCTGATCCGCGCCTTCTCCTACCGGGCGGAACTTCATCTGTGGTCGGTTTTGCCGGGTTTCGTTCACCACCTGACGGATGAACGTCGGCATGCGGTTGATCGTCAGGACCGGGCGGCCTTCAAGCTCGCGCTGCTGCCGGATCGACTCCGGCCACTGCTCGGCGAGGCGGGCAAAACGCAGATCGTCAACGGCTTCCTGACGGTTCAGCGATTCGGCGTCCTGGCACTCCTTGAATGCTTCCTTCGCGTCGGCGATCAGGTCTTTTTCGGCCATGTCAGCCCATCCAGGCGTGGGCCGGGGCCATTTCTTCCCGGTTCATGGTAGATCGAGGGGTCGCCGTGCCGGCCATCTGCTGCATCGCGCGGCCCATCAGCGAGAAAACGTCCACGGCGTCGTCGTGTCTGCCGGCCGGGAACTGGATAAGCTGTCCGAACACGTCAGCTTTCCACCGGGCGACCTTGGGGAAGTAGATTTTCCCCATGCTTGCGAGCGCCTGAACGGGGCGGGCACGGGCCTGTTTGTCCGTGACCGAAGGCAACCATTCCTGCCAGCAGTACGCACCGCGTTCCTGCATGCGCTTGACGAGGTACGGCTCCACGGCCTTGCGGATCACTCCGCTTTCGCCGAACCAACGCTGCGGTTCGTGCTTCAGGATCAAGTCGCATTGCGCCTCTACCCACACATCCGGGGTTTCCTGGCCCCGCCACCAGTCCAGCACGTACCAGTTGCCCTGCGAATCGACGCCGACGATCCCGTGTTCGGTGAAGTCGCCGCCGTTACGGGTGACAGCATAGTCCGAAGCGGCGTAAATATTCAAGGACTTGGGCAAATCGTCCGGTCCGTACTCCCCAAACCACTCCGTCAGGAAGTACGTGCCTTCGTCTGGAATCGGGTTCTGCTGGTACAGCGCGTTCCAGCTACGGGTGTCCAGTTGAGCCGCCGCCACCATCTCGTCCGTGAACCACTCCGGCCACAGCCGATCGCCGGGAGCGCGGCCGAGCGGGTCGTCGGCAACGGCGAGCATCGGAAGCGTGATAACGCGCCACTTCTTCGCCTCGCGGGCGAGCAGGCGGCCGGCAAGATCGTCTTCATGCCAGCGGGTCATTATCAACACCTGACGCGCGCCGGGTTTCAGTCGCGTCAGGAAGTCGTTCAGGTACCACTGCCACACGGTTTCGCGGTTCCGGTCGGAATCCGCGTCGTCACGGCCGGAGATCGGGTCGTCAATGATGGCGAGG